ATTAACAAAAGTCGAATAAATTTCATCAAAGTTAAATGGAACTGTTGGAATAATATCTGCCATTTTTTGTCCTTGTATTATATTAAATCTATTTATAAGAATTTTTACATAGGTATGGGCAAATAATGAAGGTAAAATTTTAAAGTAAAAATAAAAACTTTAAAATTTAAACTTTAAAATCTCTCTTATATAGAACAAAGACAAAATTTTAAAGTAAAAATTTTAAAATTATTTATTTAATATTTTATAGATTCAAAGATATTTTAGCTGTTGAACTTTTTGTTTTTTCAAAAATTCTGTAAGTAAAATGTATTTCTACAAGCATTTTATTATATTCAGGTACTTCTGTTACATCGATAGTAAACTTTAAAATTCTTGGTTCAAATTTTAAAATCTCTTCTGAAATTAAGCTTTTTAACAAAACCTCAGTTCCAAAATCTAATTGATCAAAAATAACTTGAAAAATTTTAGAACCATACTGAGGTTTTCCAGGAACAGACCCATACGGCGTAGAAAAAATATTATGTAACGCATTGTTAATGGATATATCATCATACAATTCATCTATAACATATGCTTGAGGAGGAATAACAAATTTTAATAAGTCACTAGTTAATTCAATAAATGTTAGTTCATCATTAACAGCTACTAATTTTTCCCCGAAAAATAATTTCCCCTTATCTGGTAGAGACAATATTTGTATTTTGTCTTGTTCATAAAATACACCAAAATCTAAATAATTAAATTTAAACTCCTGTGAAACTGTTGCATTACTTGTAAAGTGTAAATCAAATGTATTTACTACACCATCATATAGATTAGTGGTATTATTAAAATTCTTAAAAGTAAAACTTGTAGAACTAACAATTGTTCCAGAGCCAGGAATAATAGGGACGAATAAATCTATATATGTTGGAGTTGCCATTTTTGTTTCCTTAAGTAATTGATACGGTGCTAGATGATGTTGCAGTATCCCCACAAGATATTGGGTCGCCGCTAAGTATAATTTTAAAAGTATTTACAGTAACAGATGATGTACCTGTAATTGGCGGCATTGTGTGTGTTACACCAGCAGAGTTAGTATGAGAACTATATTTATCTCCTGATAGTGCAAGTTTTTTCCCATTTAAAGTAACAGAAGAAGATGCATGAATTGGAACAGCTGGCCAAGTACCATGCCCTGTAGACATATCATTATCAAGAACTATATTTGCCATTTTTTCTCCTATTTATCTGGAAGTGTTGCTTGAAGTCGAGTAATAGTAACACTAATTGCTTCGTGGTACTTTCTGGCATACATTATTTGATATATATCAGTAAAGCTTTCCTTAGTTATACTATCTGTAAATGTAGACTCGGATTGAAGTTCTGTCCACATATCTTTTGCTATAACTGACCAATCCCATGGAGTACCATATGCCTTCCATTGGGCATACCCGAATTTTTCTATTGAATGATCAACATTAGACATTGTTTGATAAGCCAATCGGTCAAAAAAATCCAAAGAAAGCTGGACTGCATAATTACTTAGTTTGTTTATAATAGATGCAGTAGGAGCCATCAAAGGGGATACTTTTTGTTCAAAAAGTTTTAAAGCCGGGTCAACTGAGTTTGGGTCAACACAGTAATCATGATATATCGAATCTATTGCATCGTCAATAGGATTAGATGCCAAATAAGTATCTCTTGCACTTTTTCGTAAATTTGTTAATGTTGTTTTCCAAGTATCTTCATCAGTTCCTAAATTTGCTTTATCAGTCATTAGATAGGCTTTTCCTGAAAAATCTTGCATCTTTGCATTAATATCATCACAAATGGGCATAAGTGCTGTTAATATAACAATAATTTCTTTAACCATTCTTTGTCTATCTATTTCTCCGATAATTGCTAACTGTGCCTTTTTATTAATATTTTTATCATCCATTGGAGTTTTAATAACAGCTGGTTTTGCTGGAACAGCTGCAGTTGTTAGTGTTGCTGGTATTGCTGGTATTGCTTGTTTAACAACAGTTGGCATTAATGTTTTGACTTCTGGTGCTTCTGGTGGAGGAGCACATAAAGTCTTAACAATAGATGGCAATGATGGTAATGATGGTAACGCTGGCAATGCTGGTAATGATGAAACCAACTTAGATTGTAATGTTAGTATATCAGTTTCTGCTAAATTAATAGTATTTCTAACATCTACCGGCAACATTTTCCAAATATCTTCTTTTGTTGGTAAAGAAGGAATCGCCGGAAGTGCAGGTAGTGTAACAGTTGGCAAAAGTTTAGTGATATTAGGAATACTAGGAATAGCTGGAATATCATGTTTTATTTGATCAACTAGTGCATCAATATCTGGTAAACAAACTTTAATACTTGGTATTGATGGTATTCCTGGTATTGCTGGTATTTTATTTAAAGGCAGAACAGAACGAATTCCATCTGCATTTAATGGAGGCAATTTTGCATTTATTGTTGTCAATGCTTTTGCCGAGTATTGTCCGATTTGTTTGTCTAAATCAGCTATAATTTTGTCTTGATATCCCATTTAAATCACCATTGTATTTGTAGCAGATTTTAAAGTTATTGATGCACCAGAAGTTATATTTACAGCAGCCGCAGATTGAAGAGTAGATGCCCCAGTTGAAAAAATATTTGATGTCCCTGTTGTTTTAACGTCAAGAAGTCCATGAATTATAGAATTAACATTCCCAACTACATTGAGTTTTGCATTTCCATCAACTGATATATTTGTATCAGCGTTAGAGCTTATATTAATATTACTATTTGCTAAAATATTCAAATCTGAATTTGTTTTAATAATAGCAGGACCATTTGAAGTAATATTTATTGACTCTGATGTATTAATTTGGATTGCTCCAGTAACACTCATTGTAAATGTATTTAAAACAGTTCCAGAAAATTTACCAGCGGTCAACTCTGTTCTATCTTTAATAGAACTTACGTGAATGCCTTCATTGTTTAATAGAACTTCATTCCCATTGGTATGACAAATTCTTATTCTTTCATTTCCAGCATTGTCATCAATTTCTATAATATGGCCAGCTAAAGTTTCAATTACATGGTTATCAGGATATCCTGGAACTGCCAAATCATTAACATCGGACTGTCCAAGTCTTGATGAAACAGGCAATTCATAATCCCCAGCTTCTGTTGGTGTTCCTGCTACTGCTCCTATAACAATTGGCTGATTTGGATTGTCATTATCTAATATAACAAAAACCCAGGTTCCTGTTCTTGGTAAAGATGTTATACCTATACCTGTTCCATAACCAAATGATAAAGGTTGCATCACTTCTGCCCAAGGTAAGGTTGAAGTAGGAACTAAAGTTTTATCCTGCGAATGAATTCCAAAAATTCTTACTTGTACTCTTCCATCAATTTTAGGAGAATTATTATCTTCTATAATTCCTCTATATACTTTAAATAAATTATTAATACTTTTTAATTCATCTATTGTAGGAGTTGATTTAGCTTCTTTTTCCATATTAAACCTTTTTCTTGTCTGTGTTATTTACTCTTCCAACATTAATCTTTTGAATCATTTTTGTACCAGCTATCTTATCATGAATAGATAAAACCAAATAATCACCATTTAGAATTTCATCTCCAGATTTTATCTCTTCTGAATGTAGAGTAGAGCCAATAATCTTTACTCCTCTTCTTTCAAATAGAACATTATCCATAACTCCAGGAACAAATAGTTCTAAAGTTGTGTTCTGAATATAATTAAAAAATGTTTCTTTAGAAAGCATATCTACACCGCTATTAACTTCATCATATGACTGCTGAACACCATCTGTATTTTGAATATAAAGCTCTTTTGATAATGACATATTCATATCATCGTATAAATCGGCTAAATTTGATTTATTTTCAATTATTTTTTTATTTAAAGGATCATAAACCCATGTACTTTTTATAGGAACTCTTAAATTGTCATAAGTATTATTAAAATCTGTTGTAACATCTAAAATTTTATAAAGATATTTAGGATTTTCAACATCTTGTGAAAAATTCCTTTCTGGCTTTGTTTCTGACGCTGAAGGATATACTGATGATATGTGTTTAATCTCATAGGAGTTTTTTTGTTGAAACCAAATAAATCCTTCTTGATTTAGCTGATAGTCGAAAAAGTCATAAAGGCTCCTGTCTCCAGGAATTACGAGTTTTTCATATGTTGTATTTGTTGGTTCAAAATTTCTTTTAATTTTTGATGTGTCATAAGCACTGTCAATTTTGAAAATACTAAAAATATCTTCAATAACTGCACTTAATTTAATCCCTGAATAACCTTTTGAATAAAAGGTATTTTTTAATATATAAGAAACTGTATCAATTAAATTTATATTTAGGACTCTTATATTATCATCTGACAATTTTGTTGTTTTGATTTGCATAATATGAAATTCTCTTTCAAAATTAACATCAGATAAATCAGTAACTTGCAGTTTTACTTTTTTTTCTTTAAAATCTGTGAATAGATTCATTACATTGGCATTATCAACAATCATCATTGTTGCTTGAACTTCAAATTTATTAAAATTCCAATGAATCTCAATATCTTGCATATTTTCATTTAATACTTCATTATCATCGATAAAAACTTTAACTAATTTTAAATCGGACGATGCGTCAAATAAGCCTTGTTTCATAATTAGCCTTTATAACCGTATTTTCTCATTATAACCAAAAAATCATTAAGCTTGAATGGTTTAATGATTTTTAGGACTCTATTGTTGTCATTTGAAGTAGTGACTTGTTCTAACCAAAATTCTGAAAGTTCTGCCCTTTCTTTTGAAGGAATAACAGATTTATATACATTCGATTCATAATTATTAACAATTTCATCTGAAAAATCTGTTATTAATATATCACTATAAAACATATCAAATAATGGGTCACGATTATTTAACAATACTAATAAGTCCCAATATTTTGTAGAACCATATAAATCAAATGAAATAGATTCTATTGTTTGATTTTGAATAATCTGAATGTACGTGATAAAGGTCAAATCACTTGCTTCAGGAATATCAGCAACCTTTGTACGTTTATCTCCAGCGAAATATTTAATATTAATTCCTCCGACTTCTTCTGTTGGAAAAACTAATTGAGAATTTGTCATAAACATTTAAAGTCCTTATTGTGTAGGTGGTGTAAATATACTTTTAATTCCGGTACCTACACCACTCACAGCCGAATCGAGCACGCTCACTCCTTGTCCAACCCCATCTGCGATTGATTTTGTTGCTTCTCCAATTCCTTTTAGTGCGTCTGCCGAATCGGCACTAATGTCATAATCATCCGCTCCCAATAATTGTTTAGTCAATGCTGAAATTTCTGAACAACCGACAGTCAATTTTAAATATTTTGGTGTTCCATCAAAATATAAATCCATAATACCAGAACCAGCATAATCAACATTTACTGCGGTAATAACTACTGGTTGAAAATGAATAGATTGCAGATTTGGATTAGCTACATCGATTAACCAAAAATTTGGTGCTTCAAGAATTGCATTTGATATTACTTGATCAGGTGAAGAGTACATCTTGAATTGATTAATAACAGTAAAAAAATTCTCTGCCATTGATTTTGATTCAATAACTAAATCCCAAGCAAATGAAAAAGTTCTACAATCTGTTCCATTATATTTTTGAAAATATCCTGGGTCTGCCCCAGGCACACGTGAACCAGATTTTGCTGCCGTTTCTTGAAGAGCCTTCATTGCAACATCGCCAGCGCCTCCACCTAATTTACCTACTACTGAACCTAATTTTGATGCTGCATCTTTTGCCAATCCTGTTTCTTTTGCCCAATCATGTCTAAGTTCTTCACTAAATGCATTTGGTAAAGGCAAAGTTATAACAATATTTGTTCTTTTATTTCTTAAAAGATTTTCAGCGAGTGTCATATTTTTCGTGGCTTCTTCTGATGTCAAATCTTTATTTTTTGCATCTTCGGCATTTTTTGACTTATCCGCTGAACAAGCAGTAAAAGTAATGGACATATTAGCCGAAAGTGTGTTAAAACTATATACAGAAGGAGCCTTTTCGTTAGAAAAGGTTTTTGATGTTTGAGTACTATCTGGTAATTTTTTTTGTTTACTCATCGAATCTCCTTATAAAATGGCACTTCTAAACAAATCACTTGGATGATATTGATCAGCTTCTTGTGAACTATTTATATTATTAGAAACATTTGTAGTTGTCACCTGAGTACTATCTTGAGAAGTTGACGAATCTTTTTCTTTAGTTGATTTAACAATATCTTCAGAAGCTTGTTTTACAATATCCTCTTTAGGTTGTTTAGAAACTTCTGGGGTGGCTTTAGCTGAACATGGTGTATCATCAACTTCTTTTTGAATTGTATCTTCTGGTACAGTTGGTTTTGTATCATCCCCTTTTGATTTAACTACAGTTGAAGTTTTTTTGACTTCTGGTGTAGATGAGGTATCTCTAGGAGGAGCTTTGGCACCATCTCCAACTACAGGGACTTTTGCTAGTGCTCCTTTTCTTGAACCAACTGGCTCAACGTGCCAAGGCTCATTTGCTAATGGACGATATAAACCATATTTTGCTAATAACCCCATTTGGGCAGCTTCGTTCACTGGACCAACATCTGATTTGTTTAAGTCAACTGCCAATCCTTTTTCATGGAAAGACATGCCAGGAGGTGCAACATTTTTACGTGCTTTAGCTTCATCTCCGCCATCTTTTTTTAATTCTGCTGCATAAAGCCCTGCTTGTTTCTCTGTACTTCTATAACCAGAAGTTATTAGAATGGTTTTTTTAGTTTTTTGATTATACTCTCTGGCCATTGCGCCAACATTGCCCATGAGTGCTTTATTAACATGTTCTGTATCAACTGTGCCTGCTGGTTTAAGTCCAACCGCATTTTTGAATCCATCCCAGGCTCCTCCAATAGCACTAGATGCTCTTCCTGTTAGTGAGTCATCTACAGTAGCTAGTGCTTGTCCACCACTTGCTGCATATTTTTGCATTCTTGAATTAGTTTCTGCTTGTCTTCCATCAGCATTATTATAGGCCACATTAGCACCAGAATGTCCAGCATTTATAGTCTGACCAAGAGCAGTTGTATTTCCTGCTTGAGCTAAATCCATAGCTGATTTTTTTGTTGTTGGGTCAATATGAGTTTTTAGCCATATTAGAGTTGCTTGAGCTGCAATATTTTCATCAGTTGCCAATAAATCGGGATTGTTCTCTAAGTCTACACCAAGTTTTTTACCAATATCTCTATAATTAGCACGTCCTGTAATTTGAATAAATCCACGACCTTTGTATTTTTGTCCATCCCCTGGTTGAGTATTTCCGAGTTCTCTGGCTTTACCAGGATTATATTGAGGGTCATATCTATTAAAATAAGGGTCAATACCTGTCGTTGGATTAGCTCCATTACCCTGTTCTGTCATTCTCTTAAATTTAGTTTCAGCGGCAACTTGTCCAGTAATACTGGCTATTGTTTTAGGGTCAGTAACACCGGCAGCTCTGATATTATTAACAAATCTTGCTTCTCGTTCTTGAGCTTCCTTTGTTCCTAGAACAGCTTCTTTAGCAGAATTCCAAACATTTTGAATACCTTGTCCAGCAGCTCCTGCAGCATTTCCTAATGTATTTCCAATACTAGATGCTAATTTTCCAAAAAATCCTTGTGAAGATTGAGAAGGAGCTTTTGGTGGAGGAGGTACCGGTGCTTTTTTATTGTTTGCTGCCTCTTTTGTATCTTGTTGCTTTTTTTGGTTTTCTTCAGATGATGATTTTACTTTTTTTGATTTTTCATCATCTGTATTCTCTTTAAAGTATGCTAAAATTAACCCTTTAATATGTTCTAGTCTTTCTGGACCATCAGGGTCTTTTTCAGGGTAAACATTATAAACTACTTGATAAACATCTCTAGCAATAATAATAATATCAATTGCAACCGAAGCAGCCGTACCAACACCTGGGACCATTGAAGCCCCACCAGACGCAACACTTAGTGCAGCCCCTGTTTTATCTCCTTGCATATATGAAAATGCTCCAGAAACAGCAGCAAAAGCCAAACCAAGAACCGGCACTTTTTTAATACCAGAACTTATTAACGACTTTGCCATAATTTTTTTAATAGCTGTCATAACAACATTTCTTGATGCTAATTTGCCTGCTTTTGAAACGAGATTTGCTTTAAGAACCACTTTAGGAGAAGTAAATAATTTCTTAGCTCCTGATAAAACAGATTTTACTCCATCTTTAGCTGATGTAAATACTGATTTAGCTTTTGAACCAACTTTTTCAGCAACAGATTGTACACCATCTTTAGCTGATGTATATATTGATTTAGCTTTTGAACCAACTTTTTCTGCAACAGATTGTACACCATCTTTAGCTGATGTTATTTTGGAAACAAGATTTTTTTTAATTGATTCTTTTGCACTTTTAAATTTTTCAGCTAATTTAACAAATGGTCTTTTTAATGCTCTACCAAATTTGGTAGCAATTCTTTTCATTACTGAGACACCTAAGAGGTTAGCTAAACCACCAAGAATAAAGTCAAACATTGAGCCTGAACCATTGTCTCCGTCTTTTGTACTCGACTTTACATCACCAGGAATTTTTAAGCCAGCTTCTTGCTGTTTTTTTACTTCCTTATATCCAGTATCTTGTTCATTAATTAAATCGTCTGCTAATTTTTTAAGATATGATGAAGTTTTTTTTGATTCTTCTAAATTTTCTTTATTAACTCCAAGAATTTGATCTGATGTTTTAATAAGTTTTTCTGATTGTTCTTCTGCTTTATTTTGAGCAGCAAGCCCAATCGAACTTGAAGCTTTAATATTTTTACTTTTGGTATCTGTTGAGCAAGATTCTGTACTTTTCGGTTTGTCGTCTTTAGTATCTTTAGTATTACTTTTTTCAAGAGTTTTCTGTAATTGCATTTCAGAAATTAAATTTGCATGGGTTAGTGAAATTTTATTAACACTGAGTTGGGTTTTTTTAGTATTCTCAACAAGAGATGCTACTGATTTAATAATAGGAGTGTAGTCTTGTTTTTTTTCTTTGGCTGGAGCATCATTTTCAACAGGAGAATTTTTCTCTGCTTTTTCTGCCTTCTTAATGTTTTCTTCTGGTTCTTGTTTCTTCTCACCAGAGTCAGTGGACATCATTGCTTTTAAAAGTGAACCCATTATGCCCATAATTAATCTCCTTTAGTTAGAGTTATTATACTCATTTATATTAGCTTGAACTAATCCATTATAAATTGATCTTTCAAATGGAAACATTGAATCAATATCCAATTTACTAAAATGACCAAAATAAACTAAATTTGTAATAGATTTATAAAAAGATACTAAAGAATCTTCAGAAAGACACTCAATAACATACTTGTCACTTGACATATCGTGCTCAATATTTTTTTTACAAAAATAGCATTCTGATATATTAGTAAATTCGATTTTTATTGAATTGTTATTAATAAAATCCTCTAATTTGTCATAATCAGAAAATTCCAAATTGTCAATCGCTTCAATAATATCTTCTATATTTGAGCTATTTATATCTTTTTTTAAAATTTTTTCGATGCGATTATAAATGTCAGTATCATCAAATGTTTGCTTAATATAAAACTCAATACCATCTATATTTATTTGGGATTCTTTTTCATCACCTGTTACAAAGTTTTCAAGACTTAAAGCAATATCAAAAGGTCTTTTACAATGAGGACATTTATTAACAGCGTTTACTGTTTCACCAATGCTAATATATCTAAGTTTAAACAAAAGAAGTTTTTTTTCTGTTGGAGTTAATGATGGGTCTTGGGGAGTAATATGATGTGAAAGATAATTAAAAATTTCATCAATATTTTTATCTTCATTAATTGTTGCAGAAATTAAAATATCTCTTTCCTCAGCTGTTGTATATGGTGTTAAGGAGAAAGATTTTCTCCCATATTTAACAGCATGAAACATTAGTTAATAAACCATGTATCTGGGAAAAATCCAGGAATATCATCAAACATAAATTTTTGAGGTTTTTTGCAGTATTTACATTTAACTGTAAAAATATTATCTTGAATGAATTGTTGTTTTTTGTACTCTTCAAAAATTTTATCCAAATCTCCAACATCAAGATTGTCAAGATATTCCATCATCTTAACAGCGCCTGTAGTTTCCTCTCCATTTACCGATAAAATATGCATTGCCAAATCTGCTAGCTGTTTATCATCAGATGTGCTTTGTTCTGCAATTTTCTCATAATAGAAAGAAGGCTCAATTGACTCGCCAAAAACAACAGTGTTTACTCCAATAGTAACTGGTGCCCAATCACTTTGTTTAATTTTATTGACATCTTTCATCTTAATATCAAGTGTATTTTCTTTTTGACAAAGTTCATTAGAACAATCGAAAGTAAATTCAAATGTTTCACCGATAGAAATTTCCCGTAGTTTATAAAGGATAACTTTTAGCTCTTCATCAGTTAATAGAATATTTTTTTCACGAATACATGGGAAAATAAGAGTCCTAGCCATATCATTTGGTGAAAGGTTTTCCCCTCGTTCATCAACAACATTTTTAAAAAATTTTCTATCTTTAACTTTCCACTTTCTAAGATGAATAATTTTATTACTTCTTAGCTGTAACTCTTCTGAATATTTTTCTTCTGTACTAAATTGTGACATTTAATTCCTTTTTTGTATTATTTATAACTATTTTACTTAATTTTGACTTAACTTTTACCAAAATTAGAAAACCGACTCAAGTGTAGATGTTGAAGTATTGGCAAACATAGTTTCTGAAACGCGTTGTCTAATTCCCTTAAGTGTTATTGAAAATTCTGCAATTTGATTTTCTGTAGAATTGCTAAAAGATACTTCTGAAATTTGCTCAATTAACATATTATTAAATGTCATAAATTTTAGTGGGTCTCCTTCACTTCTATCTGTCGAAATATGTAATGTCATAAATAAATCAGAAGCATACGTCGAAATAGATAATTCATATATTGTTGTAAACATTTTATATAATGTCATATGATCATAATCTCTAAATGTTAAAGTAATTTTTGCCATTTCTGGGTGACCATTTGTATAAAACCACTTACCGCCAAGATAATTTTCCATTGGAGTAACTGATAGTGCCGGCGCTGTACATGATGTCAATGCTAAATTTAACATTGGCTGTATGTCTAATGGCAAATACGAACTATATGCTTCCTGTTCTATATGCATATCAATAGTAAAATGATTTACCTTTGTCCATTGTGTATCATAAGCTAATTTAACCATTTTATCTAAATTCATATTTTATCCTTAAAACTTTATAAACTATTTATAAATAGGTTTAACAAATATATAGGATTAATTATGGCAAGAAAACTTCAAGACATTTTAGAAAGTGTTTTACAAGATGGTGCAAGGGCAGCAAAGTATTTTTTAAGAGTTGCTTTACCTGTTCAGATTAAAGATGTAGAAGTTGCAATACCAGTACTTGCTAAAACAACAACACTACCTGGAAAAACTTTAGATACAATTGGATTTCAATATAAAGGTAGAAATATTCCTCTCCCTGGACAAGTTAAATATACCCAAACATGGGAAATAACTTTCCTAGCTGAGGAAAATCATGCAACAAGAATTTACTTTATGGATTGGATTCAGGGGATGGATAATGCAAATTCATCTTACTATATTTCGGAAGGTTCGACTTTGACTTCAAATATTAGAGCCAAGAGGGACAAAACAGAACAAAGAAAAGTCGATATTACAATTTCACAATTAAATTTTGACTTATCAGAAGTTGTAGTAGATTATGTTTTATTTAATTGTTTCCCAATTTCGGTAGGTGATATAAATGTAGGATATGACCAAACAGGAGCTATCGAAGAATACACTGTAAGTTTTTCATTTTCACATTGTATTATAAAGAAAGCTACAGATACTTCGTATCCATATAGCTCAAATTAAAAAAGAGGAAAAAATGGCTGATACAATAACAATTTCAGAATTAAAAAAGAATCTAGGACCAGGGCTTGGTCTTAGGAAAAATAAGTATTTATTGGAAGTTCCTCTTAGTCAAGGCAGACAAATCAATACTTTGTGTCAAGCAACATCTCTTCCAGAAAGAGCAATGAGTACAACTTCTGTTTATTTTGCTGGAAGAAAATATAATATTCGAGGAGAGACTGATTATCAAGGAACTTATGAAATTTCGATAGTTGATGATTCTTCTATGTCTTTAAGGAAAGCATTCGACTCTTGGATGTACACTGTAGATAATTCAAACTGGGTAGAATCTTCATCAGATTCGACTGACATTCATACTATTAATGATATACCAAGAGGTCAAAAAAATGCATATCAAAGTGACGTATCTATTTGGCAAATAGATTCAAATGGAAATAAAGTTTATGGGTATAAACTTCAGAACGCATTCCCTAGTAGTGTTGGAACTGTTGCACTAGATGATAATGGTGATGGCGGTCTAACAGAATTTTCTGTTGTTTTTACATTTTCTGAATTTATTCCTGTTAGTGAAGCTCCTGTTGTTTATCCAGATGATGTTGTAAATAACACTTCTCAATCGAACGATTCTGGATTTGATAATTTATTCACAAACATAGGAAAAAATGAGTCAAGTTATCTTGGAAATTCTGTAACAAATCCTTTTGCGATATCATCTATACCTGGAGATTTTTCAAATTCTTTAGGAAATAGTCTTATTAATGATATTCAAACAGATTTTACAGTTCCTTCAGAAATGTTTGGTTCTTTATTCTAATATTTGACTGAATATAAATAGAAGTGATAATATTAAAAATGGAGAAAACATATGGCAACATCTGGAAAATTAAATGCAATAAGAGATGCTATTGGCGCTGGTGCTCGTGCAAATAAATATAAAATATTTTTGGGCGAGAGAGTACCCGATGGTGACCTTTTGGGAAAATCAGCATCTTTCCCTGGAGTTACAATTGGTAAAATTGAAGTCTGGAATCAAGGAAGAAAATTAACTATTCCTGGAGATACAGATTATGAAGGAAGTTGGGCAATTAGCTTTTATAACACTGAGGACCATGCTTTAAGAAAAGCATTTCTGGCATGGATGAGAGAAATTGATAATTTTCAAGATAACATTCACGCTGGTAATCCTGGTTCAAAAATGGTTGAAATGAAAGTTATTCAAATGAACGCAGATGGAACAGAAGGGCAAACTTATATTATGCACAACTGTTTCCCAGCAGAAATTGGAGAAATTACAGTTGCGGATGAAACAGCCGATTCGATTCAAGAGTTTGATGTAACATTCTCATTTACTGATTGGGTTATCGCTTAATTATTTCAATATATCCTTCGGGATATATGAAAATACTTAAAGGAATTTAAATGGCATTACAACAAATGGAACAACCTTTAACAGCCAAAGAATCTATGGCTTTTATGAGAAAAATGATGAAAACCAACAAGAAAAAACTATCTAATAAAGACTTTTTGACTGGAAAAATTTTGTCTTTTGGATATGACGCTAAAGATAAAACCGCTACGTGGGATAGAACACCTCTTGTTATGATACTATTAAGGGGGAAAACACATACTATGGCAATTAACTTCCACTGGGCAGTTCTTCCGCTGAGAATTCTTCTTGTCAAAAAAATTCTAATGTTAAATAAAAATAATATAAAAAATAAAAAACCTCTCGAACTTAATTATAGTGATATTAAACCTTTTTTAAAAAAGGTTGGATTTTCTCCAATTATACGATTATACATAAATAAAAGAATTACTTCAATGGGTATTGTTATTCCTGACGAACATTTGATGAATGCTGCAAAACTTAAATCAGAAACATTTACTCAAGGCAAAGTTGATTCAGAGACATTATACAAGATTGCTTTAAGGAAAAATAAGAAATACAGACAAGAAAGGTCAAGACGTCAGTAAAATGTCAGTAAAAACTACCTTAAAGCAAAATTATAAATAGCTTATATTAACAATATAAAAACAAAGGTTAAAAATGTTAGATGTAAATGATATCACAGCTGCAGCAGAAAAACGATACACCGATTTTTCTAATGCAATTAAACAAGAGTTAAATAATAAACTTCAGAACCACCCAATTATTCAGAATCACACATCTGAATTTGAAAGAATTGAAAGGCTGAAAGATATTTTTTCTCAAATTAATCAAACCAAACAACCAGAGTAAAGGAGATTAAACCTATGAAATATATGATCGAAGAGGCATTTCAGCTCGAATCTGAAATTCAAGAAGAGCTTAACGAAGCATCAGGAAAGTCAGAAAAAAATTATTATATTAAAGGTATTTTTTCAACTCCAGAAGCAAAAAATAGAAATGGTAGAATTTATCCAATGAGTATTTGGGTAAATGAAGTTTCTAATTTTCAAAAAGAAATTAAAAATAAAAGCATAAATTCTCTTGGTGAGTTTGAACACCCTGCACGCGTAAATGTTGACCCAATGCAAGCTGTTATGAGAATGACAGAAGTTAAAATAGAAAATGGTCTTGTTCTTGGACGAGCGAAAATTCTAAATAACAACAGCGAACGAACAAACCAATTAAAAGCCTTGATAGATGAAGGAGTAAAAATTGGTGTTTCTTCCCGTGGTGTAGGTAAAGTTGGTAAAAACAATATCGTTGAAGAGTTTAAACTAACAACTTGGGACATCGTGACTCAACCTTCAGATTATAATGCAAATCTTTCTGGTCTGGTAGAATCTTTAAATGAATCAGTTGGTTCTAAAGAATACTCAATCAATGAAAATGGTTCAATAGAAGAAGTACAAGTTTGCACTAAAGATGCTTGTCATTTATTTGAAGCAAAAGATATTCAAAAAGTAACTCTCGAAAAATTTAAAAAACTTCTTGAAGAACTTTCAGCGCAATCTGGATTGGAAAAGTTCGCTTCAAAAAAGGTAGATGCAACTTTTACTGATGAAAAAGGAAAGACTCAAAAAAAATCTTTTGACACAGAACAGGATGCAAGAAGTTATGCAGACTTGATGCATTGGAAATTTGAGTATTCAGATGGTTCTGGTGGCGGAGATTACGATAGAATAAATAAACAATAAATAAATAAATAATCTTATGAAATAGTTTGAAAATTTAGATTATGTCAAAATATAAATACTTTAGTATTTAAACCAATACAGGAGAAATAAATGTTAACAAAACTTTTTGAAGCACTTGACGAAAAAGTATTTACTTCCGAAATGAAAAAAAGTATGGAAGTACAATTCAATGAAGCAGTTGAAGCAAAAGCACAATCACTTGCTGAAGAA